GTCGTGGTCGAAGAGCAGCCGAGTGTCGGCGCCATCGTTGATCGACTTGGCAGTTGCGCCGCGTTCGATGATCTCGGTCCAGCCGCCAGCGTCAGGGCCGCCGGCGATCGGATAACCGACGTCATAGACGGTGGCGTAGCCCCGAAGGTTCCACGACGCATCGTCGGCAGTGACGAGCGTGGGCGCCTGGGCGAGTGTGCGGACCTCGACGTCGACCTTGCCGCGCTTGGTCAAGCGGACATCGGTCATCTTCGAGGTGTCGCCAAGGCGGTCAAGGACCTCCTGCGGCAATGAGTCACCCTTCGACATCTTGCATCTCCTGTGGATCTGTCGGGGCGTCTTCGATGAGTAGTTCCTTGGCCACGTCGAGTGCGAATGGCGGCCAGAGGAACACGTCGCCACCGTCGATCGGTGGCAAGTTGTCGAAGGCCCGCTCTTCGTTCACTGAACGCAGGCCGGAACGGATGCGCTGGGTCTGGACGTTGACGCGTGTCTGCGTGTCGGTGCGGAGCAGCTCGTCGATGTCGGCTCGGACAATCAACCGGCCAGGCAGCAGGTTCGAGATGGCGTGCTCGAGGCGAGCAATCCACGGACGGCCAGCAAGGGTGAGCAGGTTGATGAACCTCGACTCGACGTTGGCGTAGGTCATTGACGAGCCAGACTCGGCGCCGATCATTTCGGGCGGGACGCCGAAGATCCGAGCGATGCGAGTGGCGGTGACCTTGGACGTCTCCAACCACTGCGACTCGGACGAAGAGACGCTGATTGGCGAGAACGACATTCCCGAACCGAGCACTGCAACTTCGCGACGGCCCTTGACGGCCTCGTTGAACCGAGCCTTCATGGCCGTCGCCTGCTCGCCGGTGAGCGACTGATCGGTGTGCAGCACGCCCGACGGGACGGCTGAGTCGCCATAGAACCGGGCGGCGTACTCTTCGGCAGAGAGGCCGACGCCGATGGTCTGACGGGCGTAGTCAATGGGCGACAAGCCGACCGGCGTGCCAGGCACGGTGTATGAGCCGGGCATGTGGATCAGGTCCCCGGCTGGGAACAGTTGCTTCTCTTCGCCGAGCACGCGATAGACGAACGGGCCGAGTTGGCCCATGCGGGTCACGCTCACGACGTCAGGGTGGACGATCTGGATCTTGGTCGGCTCACCTTGCGGGCCGAGTTCCTTGACCAGCCCGTAGGCGTTGCCACGAAGCAGCCAGGAGCGCATGATCTGCCCACGCCAGTCGGCGCTCGACAGTGCGATCTCGTTTGAGGGCGAGGTCAGCAGCCCCGGCGACTTCACGCGAGTGCGCAAGCCGTCGCTGCCTTCTCGATAAGCGTGCCACGGCAGAGGGGCGACGATGTCGGTCAGAAGGTTGACACAGGCCCAGACGGCGTCAAGGCGCATCGCTGAGTCGGTGTTGACCGTGGCACCCGAGTCGGTCGGGTAATACCAGCCAGGCGGCGGAACCGAGGCGGAACTGAGCAGCTCATAGGAGCGAGTCTCGGGACGGCCGGACAGATTGCGAAAGATGCTCATGCGGATGCCTCACGGCCGAGAGCGACACCGATGATCGTAACGGCCACGCCGCCGACGATGAACGCAGCAGGCACGAAGACCAACGCGACGCCAGCCACGACGGCTGCGACGCCGATGAGCTCGATGAGCGTCGAGATGAGCTGCGAACGCTTGAGCATCGATGCCCTCCGGCGGGTCAGAAGATTTGCAAGGACAGGTCGCCGACGGCGGCCGTAGTGGTGACGGCATCGAGGGCAAGAGTGGCGGCGACGAGTGACGACACGTCAACGCTTGGATCTCTTCGATGCCACGCCCATGCCTCGCCGAGGTTGCGACGTTTGGCCCCTGCCAGAGCGGCGGTTAATGGCACCTGGTTGATGTGGCGCAGCTGATGCTGCACGACCAGGTCGTAGAACTTGCCGCAGGCTGCGGCGACTTGGCGGTAACCGACTTCCTCGATGTGCAGGCCGAGGGCTCGCAGTTCGGGGGTGAGGCTGTTGGCGGCCGAGACGGGGTCGATGATGACTCTGCGATACTTCTCGGCCCGACCCTCGGCGGCGAACCAGTCGAGAATCCACGAGGTGCCGGGACGGTTGCCGATGACCTCGATGTGCGGTTGACCGTCGGAGCGAAGACCGGCGGCGCAGATCGAAGCCATGGATCGAGAGGGCGTGACGTCGATGGCCAGCACCGGGTCGCCAGCAATGACGCTTCTTGCGTCGGCGCAGGAGTTCCAGTCGGTTTCTTTGATGACCTGCCAAGGGTCGACGGCCGAGCGGTCTTGGCGTTGATTGAGGTAAGCCCGCCGGAACTCGGGTTCACGCATCGACTCGAAGTCGGAGCGGATTGCTTCGACGGGGACGGTGATGCCGAGGGCGGGCATACAAGCCCTCCAGGTGGACTCGTCGGCGATGTCGGCGTCGTCGGGTGCGGACCACTCGAAGAAGGCAACCGATGAGGTTTGGCCGGCGGCGGCTCGAATGCGGCCGTCGTCGGTCTTGTCGTTGAGGTAGAGACTTTCGTTCGTCCCGGCGGTCGAGACGATCCACAGTTGCGGCTGCTTGCGCGTGATCATGGCGGGCTTCATGGCTTGCTCAAGGCGATCGTCAACAAACGCAAACGCTTCGTCGATCACGCCGAGGTCGATTTGAGAACCGTGGCCCGCCGTCTCGGTGACGGCAAGGAGTGACCACAGCGAACCATTTTGCCATCGGATTTTCTCGTTGCCCACGCCTCGGCTCACTTGCATCTTGGATGCGAGGGTCGAGCGTTGAAGCATTGGAACGTGCTCATCGTCCCATCGTTGACGAGCGTCGCGCCCGGTTTGAGCGGTGTAACCGACTCGCTGCTGCGGACCCATTGCGATGCAACGGTGCGCCATCGCCGAGACCATGAGAGTTGACTTGCCGGATTGGCGAGGAACGGTCAACCGGATCTCTCGATACGCCAGCAGGCCGGTGTTGTCGTCGATCTCATAAGCAATGTCGACGACTTCTCGCTGCCAAGGCATCAGCGGCGTCCCGAGTGACTCGGCGACGGCCGCCACCTGGGCGCCGTAGGTTTGGCGATCAGTCCTTGGCGTTGCCCACCTTGGGCGACAACTCAGCAAGGAGCTTGTCGAAATCGTCTTCGATGCCACCGGTTCGGGCCTCCAGCTGGCTCAACGCTGCCCGTAGTTCACGGGACACTGCAGCCATGGCCATGCCTGCGCCTTCATCGATACAGATGGCGAGGGAGATTGCGAGGCTGCCAACGGCGTCGTTGGTCGGGGATACTTCAAGCCGACGGAGTGTCGCCCGCACGGCCTTCTCGTTGCGTCCTTGCGTAGTCATCACTTCACCTCGGGAATCGTTAAGAATCAGATCAAATCATTCGGGATCTGATCAAATCCCGCCCCCCAGGTGCCCAATATGTAAAAGAAAAATGCTGAGCGGGGTGGTCAAAGTCGATTTTTCAGAAAACATTCACCAGGATCTTGACGAAGGCAACGATCGAACACTCGATGCGAGTCGCGCACCCTTGCGGCTGTTGCAGGACCTGTGGGCAGCAGCCATGTTCGATGCCGCCTCGCCCAACTCAGGGGCCAGTGACAGTGGCACGATGTGGTCGACGGTGTCGGCCCCTGGCTGGCCACACAGCCAGCAGATGCTGGACTCTTCGAGCACGCGTGCTCGCAAGCGCTTGAAGCTGCGGGTCGAGCGACCGTGATAGGCGCTGGTCATCACACACATCCTCGGGACGCGCAAAGGAGCCATGCGTGCGCACGACTCCACTGATGACAAACATACATCATGGGTGTGACGAGGTGGTAGTGATTAGCGAAACTTTCTAGGCGCATCTTGCGTACCTGCGTACCATCGAGGATCACGACGCTTCGGCCTGTTGCGCCGCTCGCATCTGTGCTGCTCGTCGAGAGGTGAGCCAGTCGTGACGATGACCACGCTCGGCCTTGCGCCAACGCAACCACGATTGATGACACGCTGAGCACAGACCCGATCGCATCGGGTCGGCGGTCGTGCACTCGACCACGCGCTGGCACGCCACACACTCGGCGACGATTGGCGATGGCGTCACGTCACCTGGTCGAGCCTCGGCGGACCAGACGCCGACGATGCGCGTCGCCTTGACCATCGCACCACGCGCCACGGCCAGCAGCTCGTCAAGCTCGTCGGCATCCTTCGCCGCCACGTCAGGGAAGACCACGAAGCGGTCGAGGCCGTTCGGCTTGCCGGCGTCGTTAAGCGATCCGGCACCACCGCCGGCGCCGCTGCTCGACTTCGGGAAGCCGGGCTGGCTCTCTCGCAGATTGCGAAGTGCGGCGTCCAGGTCACGCAGCAGAGCCAAGCTTCGCAACGTCAGGTCGCGAGCATCGCGATGGATCTCGGCAGTACGTCTCATGGTGTCTCCTTCGGGTTGATGGGGATGGCGTTGAAACAGGTCCGTGTCGTCAGGGCTCGTCGCCCGTGTGACTACGTCACACACGGCGCGTCACGCGGACCGATAATGCGTGTGGTGTCGGTCGCGTGGACTTCAACACCCTTGGGAATACTGACCGCGTGGCTCGCGTGGCTTTTTGCCTCGTCGCGTGGCGCTTCGTGTGGCCACGCGTCCTGATTTGTCGCGTGACGCGATCTACCCTTGATGTAACCGTCCGGATCTTCGAGGCTCTTGAACATCCTCAGCGCAACCCTCATTTCTGTTTGTGTCATCAAACCAAGGTGCCTGATCTCGTCCCAGATTTTATTGGTCTGATTCTCAATACTGAGATACTGACCGTCGATAAGTTGATCCATGTGGCCTGCCGTGCCGTTCGCAAATGACGGTGACGAGTTGTCGATGCGGTAATCAAATCCAAATCCGGTCGCGACTCGTTCGATCGTGAGCTTCTCCTGCACCCAACTGATGCGACTGTGAGTGCGCTCAAGCGAAACGCCATTGCGGCCGTTGCCAAGGTCACACCTGGTCAACTTCCACACCAGGTCAACGTCGTCGTTCTTGGCCGATGATCCACGCATTCCCTTGCCCACATCCTTGCCTGAGTGGTCGGTCCGCAAATAGGTCACGCCCTTGGATTTGAGGGTCAGGCCGGTGTGGCGGTAGAAGGCTCGCACCGTGTCGGCGTGGTCTTCCTCGCCCTCGACCGCACGGCCAAAAGTGTCGAAGACCACGAAATCGGCCTCATAATGCTCGACGAGGTGGAGGATTGCTCGAGCGCCTTCGACCGTGTCCATTGGCGGCAGTGACGGCAGCAGCGCGTATTTCAGACGGCTGAGGTCGGCATCCGGGCCATAACCGAGCTCGTAAAGGCGCTCTTGTAGGTCAGCGCTGGTCATTTCGTAATCGAGGTAAAGCACCGTCGCAGGAGCGGCAGTGCGAACGCCCAATACCTTTCGGCCCGATGCGACGGCGGCGGCGATTGCCAACACCACTGTCGATTTGCCTGCTTTGGCGGGTGCATAAAGGGCGATTGCCCTACCCTTTGGAACGACTGGATAAGCAAGCCATTCCTCGTCCGAATAGTCGTCTGTCCAGAAGGTGTTCCAGTCAATGATGTGAGCCAGTTCGATGCGGCTCTCGATCTGCGTGATGTCCTCGACCACGGCAAGCGCCTGTGTGGCCTCAGGAGCGATCAGCGGCACCGCAGCGAGTACCGCTTCGACGTCTGCGTAATCCTCGTTACGCAGCGTTCTAGCGGCCTCTGAGCGGTCGCCGGCATGGAAGCGAGCGGCGTAGTAGCCGAACTTGGAATACGAGCCCTCGGCCAGCCACGGAATGCTGCTCGTGAAGACCGTCAGTTGGTCGCCGCCGCCATGGCCCACGGTCGCCGAGATGCCATCCTTCGGATCTTTGCCTGGACGAGTCCAACGCTGCTCGCCATCGTCCGCAATGTCGACGAGCGTCCACTTGTCGAATATGAGAAGGTACGTCCACTCGGTGCGCTGGTTGTAGCGCTGAGCGGGCCCGTCGTCGTCCTCGAGGTCACGAACCACCGGCGCCACTGGCAGGTCTGGCGTCTCAGGCTTGGGCAGTTCGGCGATCCGCTCGATCAGCCACCTCGGAGCATCGGCGGGTTCGAGCCGCCACGTCTCGCCGACCCATTCGTAGGCATCGACGGCTCGAGCGGTCGGTGGAGCGACCACTTGACCACCTTCGCCCCTGATGTCGAGCCCTTGGCCAAGCCTGCGGCCGGCATCGTTGCGAATCTCGATCCCATCGGGGATCTTGAAGTAGTAGTGCGCTCCCCCACTGGGCGTCTCGACGGTCGGCGTATCGGGCAACTCGCCGTAGCGGGCTTCGAGGTCGGCCAGCGTCTCGTCGCCGGCCTTGTCCTCGGCCACGTCGACATCGAGCACAAAGATGCCACTGGCTCGGCCGGTGGCGATGCCAACACCGTGATCTCGGTAGAGCTCGTTCCACCACTTGTCGATCATGGCCGTGTCGACGGTCGCCGCTTTCTGCCAGGCGCCCATAGGCGGGCGCTTCTCTCCTGGCTTGATTGGCAGCACTCGCCAGCCACGCAACGCGTAAGCGTGGGCGTAGATGATCGGGTCAGCGTCAATATCAACAGTTGCGGGGAAGTTCACAAGGAACCCTTCGGATGGTGGTTAGCGGGTTTCGATTTGGGATGGCATGGGAAGCGCCCGGGTGGTCCACTCGCCTCGACGACGCACCTGGACGGCGCCGCAGCTGATGCAGCGTCGAACTCGACAGTCGAACGTCGGCCGAGCCAGTTCGACCCAACCATGGACGTGAATCTCTCGCTTGAGTCGTGGCATCACTTCTCCGCCTTCAACGCTGCTCGGCAGGCCGCTTGGATCTGGCGCTCGAAGAAGTTGCCTTGGTCAGCCAGGGGTCGGTGCATTGCCCACCATTCAGCCTCGTTGCGGCCGATCGTGATGGTCACGAACTCACTTGGCTGGTGAGTTTCTGCTGTTGCCGATGCTGCGCGTTCGGCGTCTGCAGGGTGCGTGATGTGCGTGTGCTCGACAACACTTGGCCCGGTCATCGCTCCCCCAGCGCTGTTCCAAGCGCCGCATCGAGTTCGAGTTCGTGCGGCCTGTCTTCTGCTGGGTAGTAACGGTGGAGCGCCTCTGCTGACTCACGACTGAGGGTGATGGTCACGCAGTCGCAATCGCCGTTGTCGTGAGCCTGTTGTGCAACCTGACGGATCTTGTCGGCTCGGCTCATCGCTCCCCCTCTAGTGCTGCTCGGATGGCTTTATCGACGGGCCCCCAAGCGGTTGCGTGAATGTGGTCGTCGTCGCTTGCCCACCCCTCGGCGTCCTCACGGCTGATCGTGATGGTCACGGTGTCAGAAGCGTGATGATTTCGCCACGCTTCTGCCAACGCGGGCGTGGATACTATCGGCGGCGATACTATTGGCGCCGATACTCCCGGATTGACACACCTTTCACCGCTGCTTTCGTCCAGTGCCGCAGCCAGCGTGTCCTTCACTGCCGCACTGAACATCGACGAATCGTGAAGTTCGCTTGTTGCCTGTTTCGCCGTGTTTCGTGACTCGGGAAACTGGTCAACTTGTGAAACAGCCTCGAACGTGCGACAGCCGCAACCGAAGGAGAACGCCCCGAAGGAGTAGCCAGTTGGAGCCAAGCAGGCCGGGTCGGTCATCTTGCGATGGGCCGACTCGATATGACCGCAGCTGCACACCGCCTCGCCGCTCACGATGCGTCCTCGAGCGCGTCGCGCACCATGTTGAAGATGTCCACCTCGGCGCCGATGCTGACGTGGCGGGGTCCGTAGATCAGCTGCTCGGCAACGAGCCGGTCGATCGAGATGGTGATGGCCGGCGACTCGGCTTTAGGTTCGGCCTCCTTGACCGTGTCATCGATACGGTCATCTTTGGCGAACCACGCCGCCTGGGGCATCCACACGCCACCGTTCGGCTTGCGCAGCACCACCCTGGTGCCGTTGAAACTCTTGACGGTGTACCCGAGCCCGTAGATGCTTCCGCCTTCTGACTTGAACACGACTCGATCGCCGATGTCGTAGTCAAGCCCCTCGACCTCGGTCGCGAGCTGTGCCTGTCCGATGTAGGTCATCTCCTTGCCTCCCAAACTCCAGCGCCACGGCTGTCGAAGTATTCGGTCAACGGAACTCCGATGAACGCTTCGGCAAACCGCTTGGCTCGGCCGAGGTCACCGAACGCCCGGTAGAGCAGCACTTCGCCCTTCGACCAGGTGACCAAGAACGCGTCGCCATGGTCTTGCATCTCGATCTTCACGAATGGTCCTGAACGCATCAGGCCGCCTCCCTCTCGAACTCCATGACGCGAAGCGAGCAGGCCCCTTCGACAAACGAGTCGTTGACGTACCTGATCGGCGAAAACGTCAAGGTGACGTTGTCGGCCTTGATCACGAGGGCGGCGGCGCCGTACGCGAACACCATGCGCACCCATCGCTCATCGGCAACGGCCAACATGTCTTTCGAGAACCGCTCGACCTGACCCAGTTCGGGAAGGTCACGGACTATCAACCGATCCTTGTCACGCTGCAGCCACATCAGTCTTCCTCCGGTTCGATGGGAAGCATCAAGTCCCAACAGACGTCGCACAGCGTGTGATCCTCGGTGACCTGCAGCTGCGCCCCGCACGAGTGACAGAGGCCGGTGCGACGTCGTGATGCCCGCCACATCTCGTCGATGGACATCGAGCGCACCTTGGCGGTGAAGTCGTTCACGACGCCCTCCGCTCTACATCCGGGTCGATCTGCTCAATCGACGACTCGGTGAGGTGGAAGTAGGAGCCGATCTCGGCGGCCTTGCGCTCCTGCTCGTGGCGGCGGTCACGCTTCTGGCGGAACCGCTCGCGCTCGGCGAGGTACTTCGCCCGACCCGCCTTCATGGCGTATGTGGAGCCGGGACTGCGCTTGCTCATGCTGCTGTCCTTTCGTCGTTCATCTCCGCGTCAACCGCCACCAAGCGGCGGACGATCCACTCCACGACCGGGACGGCCACGGCGTTCCCCATCTGCTTGTACCGAGGAGAGTCGGCCTGCTCAATGACGCCCTTCTTCTCGTCTACCCGGTGCGAGGTCCAGCCATCGGGGAATCCCTGTAGCCGTTCGCACTCCATCGGAGTCAAACGGCGGACGGTGAGGTCGTCGGTGACCGTTCCCGTGCTTTGCTTGGTTCCAGCTCGCAGCGTGTGGTGCGTTTCGCCGAGGCTGCCGTTGAACTCGTCGAAGGCCACCGCAGCACCTCCGCCTTCCTTGCGTAGCGTCGGGCCCGTCATCTCGCTCGGCTGAGCGTCCAGTCCCTGCGTATGGCTGAACATGATGACGGTCGCTCGGCTCTCGGTTGCGTTATCAAAGTCATTCAACGTCGGAGCCACCCCCCCCTGTTCCACGTCTCGTAGTCCTCGGTGCTCTGAGCTCGCCGGCCCTTCACGAACCACAATGTTGTCCTCCGCTCGCTTGTAGGTAGTTGCCGTCAACGTGGTCACGCCCTCGGTGTATCGGGCGAAGCCGGTCTGTCCATAACCGGCAACCAGGTGACCGGCTTGCGCCGTGTTGTCGTCAACGCCCCCCCCCGCTCCGGCCATGTTCTTCGTCAGAGCGCCTACTGGCCCGTCACCGATCGCAGCGCCCGATCCAGGGCCTCCGGTAGCGTCCGTCCTCGGCGTGTCGCCCGCCTGAGAATCCCCTCGCAGGCTTTCGATGAGAGCCAATACTTCCGCAGGTGCTCGCCCGTCGTCTCCAGCACATCCGACAATGAAGACTCGACGGCGTCGCTGGAAAACTCCGAAGTGCTGAGCGTCCAGAACTCGGTAGGCGAACCCATACCCCCGCTCAGCCAACGCCCCGAGGACGACGCCAAGGTCCCGTCCTCCGTTTGAGGACAGAAGGCCGGGGACGTTCTCAAG